AACAAACAAGCTATATTGATCAAGACAAAACCTACGGATATCTGCCAGTACTTCTCTGGGAGGTTGGTCATAATCAAGAGACAAGAACAAGAAACGAAGATAACAAAGAGACTGGATCTCATTCTCTCGGGGCAGCACCATTAAATACCTCTCTTAGCGCATCAGTTCCTTATATTGAAGATAATGAAATAAAAAATAATATAATAGATTTTGGAGAAAATGTTTATTGGCTTCCAAGATTCCAGGGATATCTTTTTGCAAACGGAGAGATTATAAGATATGATGCCGTTGAGTATTTCATAACTGGAACAGGAAAGATTTGGATCTCTTCAAATCAAGAGTATCAAAAATATTTCTCATCATTACCATTTAATGGAAAAATTTATCCAACAGGCAATGTAAGAATATTTGTAGAGCCTTACTATGTAGAGTATGAAAATGCACCACAAACTGGAACATTACAAGAAAATGTTACTTATAAAAATGGCGCAGTTAAAAGACACGGTAGGGCACAATTTGGAACAGAAATAACAGAGCATAATGCAGGATTAGCTAGTCATTGGTCAAGTAATGACAATGTTCGTGGTTGCAAAATGACTTCTTCATATATTTTTTCCACAACACCAACAGAAAAAATTACTTATCCAACATATACCACAGGAGATACACAAGTTGGAGGCAATAACTTTTTAGCACAAGAGTCTAGAAGAAATGGAATAATTAAAAATTGGTTAAGCCAGGTATTTCCCACAGACGATATTTTGAAAACTTTACAAACAACACAATCTGGAACCGTTCAATCATCTGCATTTGTTTTTTCTGGACCATCAGATTTCCCCTCAGACACTACAAGAAGAGATTTTGTTTCATATGTTTATAAGGATCTTGATGGAGCATATAAACATTATGGAACCAGAGTTAGAATTATTGGTGGATTAAAAACAAATGATAAGGTTCAGTCACCACTAAGTTCAACAACATATTTTAATGTTCAGCCAAACAGTAGCTCAGAAAGTGTAAACATTGATGGAGGATCGGCAGGCATAGGTATTGGAGTGAATCCTGCCACAAACCATGGTTATTTCTTTGAGATATGTGCATTAACAGCAGACAATCTTCAAGAATATGAGGTAATAAATAAAGATACTGGCGATGTAGAAAAGGTCTTACACAATCTTATATTTTATAAAATAGTTAAGTCTGGAGATCAAGCTATTCCAGTAAAGCTTTGGGGCGGTCTAGGAAAGATCATTGTTGATGAGGGAAGATTTGTTGGAATGGATAGGGTGGGCCTTGAAGACAATCCAAGTGTTTATGATTTGTCAGTAGAATATGAAAACATAGGAAGCACAAGAAGATTTTATTTGTATGTAAACAATTCACCGATAGCAATTGTTACCGATTCTTCTCCATTGCCAGAATATTCAAATGCTGCATTATTTGTTCGTGGATCTACAGAAGCCATGTTTGAAAATATTTATGCACTACAAAATCTTATGTCAAAGAATACTGGAGAAACGGTATTTAATCAGATATCAGACTCATTTGGAAAAGACAAGATAAACTCCTCTGAAAGCCTAAGAAAGTATGCGGTATCTGGATTTATAAAATCATCTTATTTAACAGGAATTAGTCCACAACACTCTCCAGATTTTAAAATGTATTTTGAAGAGTTCGGAACAATAATGAGGGAGTGTGCATATTTTAATATTAGATATGATCAAGCCTACCCCGCTCTCATTTCACAAATTGCACCAACTTTTGGACAAGACAGAGGATACTCAGTATCAGGATTTTATGGTGGCTCATATGGAGCAGAGTTCTTAGTGTTTAATAATACTGATAGGCCAATTATCTTAGACGAAACAACGGGTAATTATTTAAGAATTATCGGTGTTACATTTACCCAAAACATAACAGAAGAACTAAATGTTGATGATTTCTTTAGAGAAAGATCAAGCCTGTCTGACCCACTTATTGTTGATTCAGACATTAGATCTCCAATAGTTGCAGATAAAATATACGATACTATAAAGTCAAGTAGGCAAAAATATGGTCAAAGACAATTTAGCTTAACACCAACATATATTCAAGATGTAGACAATGCAAACGATATGATGGAGTGGTTAGTTAATAAAACTTTGAGAGAAAGAAAGGCCATAGATTTGCAAGCATTTGGTGTTCCGCAATTGCAACTTGGCGATCTTGTTACAATAGATTTTGATATGCCAGAAGGAAATAGTTTTGTTGACACAACTAAACAGTTTGTTGTTTATTCAATGGACTTTTCTAGAAACAAGGAACAAAAGAATACATTTTTAAGATTGATAGAGGTGTGATATGGCTAATGGTTGGGAACAAAACGTAAAAAATCATGAAGAAATGCTTCGCCAAGCAATGGCTAATAACAGGGATGGAAGTAATACTGGTGCTGTTAAGCATATAATTAATCAACTAAATCAGGCCAAGGCAGACTATTCGGCAAGTTTGAGACAGCCACGACCATCATTCGTACCACAAGATTCTGGTTCGGGAGGAGGTGGGGGCGGCACTCCACCACCTCCACCACCTCCACCACCTCCACCACCTCCACCACCTCCACCACCTCCTCCACCACCTCCTCCACCTGTTAAAATTCCAAATAGAGATGTTTTAAATTTTAGTCGTGAAGAATTTTCAACAAGCGCAATAACAAACTTGCTTTTTGAGCAAATAGGTAGCACAGAAATTGTTAACATTGCTAGAAGAGACACAATTGAGGGGCAAAATCCATATTACTCATTGATATCAAATCTTGCGTCAATTAAAAGAGAATTTGACCCAACTAGGCTTATAACAAAGCAGAAGGCAGTAAATGCTAATTTTGCTATTTATGGTATAGATTTGAATAATAAAATTCCAGATCAAGAGTACCTGGACAGAAACAATATAACCAGTTTCTTTTATATTGCTAGCAACGGAGATCTAGTAATAGAACTTGATAATCTTGAAGATGATGAGATCATAGACTTTGAAATAGCCAATTCTGGTACAATTAATTTGGTAGATGAAGCATGATAACTAACGACGGAAAACAAATTATTGGTAAATTTTTGCTTGGTCAAGCACCAGAATTTGCCACCCACATTGCTGCAGGATGTGGATCACAACCACTTTTTCCAGGACAAACTTTAAGTTCTGATGATATTGACGAGCTAAAAGAAAAGGATGCCCTAGATTTTGAGGCTTTACGAGTTCCGATTACAGCAAAAGGCTTTGTAAAAGAAGATGGTGTAGAAAAAATTGTATTTAAGGCAGAGATGCCAACAGAACAAAGATATCAAATATCAGAGGTTGGTTTTTACCCATCAGACTCTAATGCTGTAGCGGGAGCATTCGATAGTAAAGCATTGTCTGTATTTACACCAACTGAGACATGGGTTGTTTATTCACAAGATTCCTCATCAAGTGTTCTTTCAATTACAGACGATTCAGTTTTAGCAGATGCTAGTGCTAATTTTATTGTTGATGATATTGCATTTTATTTATCATCAGACTCAACAGTTTTTGATAATGAAAATAGAAAGTTGCGTCAAGAGCCAACAAGATTTTACACGAATGCCTTGGCAGTTTCTGGATCATCTTCATTTATAGATATCAATGTTGATGGATCTTATTCCGTTGCGTCTGGGGGGTACAGAGTAGAAAACTCTACGGTAGCCTTTAATTTAAGCCAAAATCTTCCAACAGATCAAATCAAAATGGTATTTTCTGTAATAAGCAAGATTGCAAATAATGATACTGCACCAGATAAAGTTAGGGTCGTACTTGATTTTGTTAATGATTTGCCTGGACTTGATCTAGAATCACCAAAGGCGAGGCTTGGAATAGAATTAGAACAATCAGACTTTACAGTATTAAATACGGGACAGTCCCCAGATCCACAAAGCAGATATCGCTCAATTACAAGAACAATATCTCAGTTTAATGTTGATGATACATTTTCGTGGGCAAACATAAACCTAGTAAGACTTTATGCCTGTGCTCTAGACTCTGGAGACAATCCATTAGACACATACTACATAGCTTTTGATGGCCTTAGACTAGAAAATATTTCTTCGGACAACCCCCTTTACGGACTTGTTGGGTACAACATTATTCGTAGTGATTTCGCATATCCAGTTCTAAAGGCGCAAAATACAAATAACTTCGTAGAGTATAGGTTTGGTATTGGCGTTGATACATAATGGCAAAGTTCATAATACCAGTTGAGGATCTTCCGCCACCAGATATTAATGGAAACCATGTTTTTAGATTTAGAATATTATCAGAAGATAGAAACAGGCAATCTCAGTATTCCACTCTTTATACAATAGAAAGCACAGGACAAATTTTCCCATTAGAAAGCCCATATGAAATTACTTCATCAGGCAGCGTCGTCGGGGTTTACTGGGAAACTCCATCTTACTTTAATGTAGGTGCATCTGCAGTAGGAGCGTCTGTTCTTCATAATCATGAAAGCGAGTGGAAAACTCACCCAATGGATGTTTTTGTATCCTGGGACTCTGGAGACTATGAATATTATGGAAGAACGATTGATAGCGATATCAACATTCTAAAAAGATCTGGAGCATCTACTCTCAAAGTAATGGTCCAAATGGCTAATCATCCACCAACATTTTCATATAAATTTAAAATATTTGAAACTGAAAATGTAGCCCTCTGATATAATTACATTAGGAGAATTTATGAAGATACCATTGCCCGAACGTGGACAGCCAATTGACTTGGCATATTTATATCAGATTGCTAATGCAATTAATGATTTAAACAATCAGATAACAACATCAAATACGACTTCTGTAATCAACAACGGTATCAATCTTAGAGAAGATGTTTCTACAAATAATTTAAGATTTTTTGCAACAACAAAGAATATCCAGGTAGGAAACGTATCTGCTGGCAGCTCCGAATCATGGTCAGCAGATTTTTCACCAGATTTTTTGTATGTTCCAGTTGTTACAGCAACAGTTCAAAATAATACATCTTCAACAGCAGGAGATAACATCACCCTAGTTTTAAAAAATATAACAACTAGTAGGGTTGATGGAAACGTAAGATATAACGCTGGTGGCAGTATTGATATTAACATTAATGTTATTGCAATAGGTGTCTCTAGGTGATATAATAACTCACCAAAGAAATAATTACCATGTTGAAATGTAAAAAGTGCAAAGGCAGAGTTTTTGTTGATCGGGTTCATACATCAGCCGATCATTTAGAAACCTTTTGCATAATTTGTGGTGGTAGAAACATCTATCACCCACCAAGTAGATTTGGAAGGAATATACAATGGCTTCATCAGAACGAAATGAGAATGGTGACGGCCTGGAACGGCAAATAAATCCTAGCAAAACAATATTTTTTGTTGATGAAAAGCTAGTAAGATTTATCAATAGTAATCGTGGTGCAAACATAGTATATCTTTATGACATTGTAAATGAAAAAGAAATTACAATGTTGTTATCAGACTTTAAAAAACACAGAAAGAGAGCTTATTTAGTTTCTCATACTGCCAAACTTTTAGGTAGGACTCACATGCAACTAAATAAATATGTAAGGCAGGGCCTTATAAATCCACCAGTGGGTGCGGTTGCTGGTGGAAAAAACGTATTTAGAAAAAAGGCTTACTACTCTGAGGATTACATCTTTACAATTAGAGAAATAATGTCTACAATTCATAGGGGTCGTCCAA